TTCAAGGAGAACAAAATGAAAAAAGTTAATATTATTACAGTTGAAGAGTTTTTGAGTATGATTGGCAATAAATCAGATGTGGAAGATATTAAACTTATGCTGTATCTTAGCCGATGGTCGGTTGCCGATAGTGGAGAAATGTTCTTGGTTTCTCCCATCACCTTTATGCTTTGGTTTTACCGAAGTGCCTTTGAGTGCACCGAAGAGCCAAGCGAAGAACTTTACACAAAGTTTGAAGATGTTTATGTTATGATCAATGAACTTTCATTCACCAACAAACAAGGAGTTGAAAATGTTTAACGGAATAGATTTTATCACCATTAAAAGAAGCCCACTGGTTGGCTCTTTAACGATACACACAAGAGGTGCATCGTTCTCCATTCTAATTGACGGAGAGCGTAGTGCCAACGATGTTTTAGACGCAATGTCTAGCGTGTCTATGGTCATTGGTGAGGCTCTTGGATACCACGAAGAGATGATAAAACAAGCAGAGAAAGAGGCACGAGAGCAGAGAGAGAAGTTCGTGCGAAATAAGATTATTGAGGCGGAATACGAATCCACACACGAGCCGCCTGAAGGTGCACCCACCGAACCACACAGAGAAGAGGAGTCTCTATGATTTACGAAAAAGACCCAAAGACTGAGGAAGTCATTGGCACAAGAGAAGCCCAGCAATTTCACGGAAGAGATATCTCCGAATGGCTTGAGGCACGAAAGAAAGGTGTGACGGGAACCGATGTTGGAAAGATTATGGGTCTTTCGCATTGGGGAACTTCCTACGATGTTTATATTGATAAGATGGGTCTTTCCGCACCCACGCCTGACAACGAGCCTATGCTTTGGGGACGATTACTTGAGCCCGTCATTATCAAGGAATACGCAGATAGAGGCGACATTGAAGTAATCAAGCCTGAAGGTGCGATTATCGGCAAGGAAGATTGGATTATCGGTAGCCCCGATGGTATTGTCGTAACACGACCCGAAGGCAAATGGTGTTATGGTGTTGAGGTCAAGACGGGTGCGATACGCAACCCCGCAGGAGAAAAGCGTTGGTCAAAGCAGGGAGTTTTCCCTATTGTGATTAGCCCTGACTACGAATACCAATGCCGTTGGTATATGATGTTGTGCGACCTACCCAAGTGGGAACTCGTTGCACTTCTCAATGGTAATGACTTCAGAACCTACACGATTATGCGTGATATGAAACTTGAAGAAGAAATGTATAATAAATGTAAGGATTTTTGGTTTAACAATGTGTTAGCCAAAGTCCCACCCCCTACGGTCTCAGGTCGTAGGTTTTCTTAACCAAGGCAGGTATCAAACTGCCGACTTATTAGAAAGGAGTGCGTATGCCACTCACCGTTTCAACCACAAGAAAGAGCGATTTTGAAATCGCCCCCGAAGGCCCGACTATCGGTATCTGTTACCGAGTAATTGACCTAGGGACACAACAAGTTGAGTATCAAGGAGAAAAGAAACTTGTCCCACAAGTCTGTCTCTTCTTTGAGATGCCCAACGAACTCACGAAAGATGGTCGCCCGAAGATCATCTCTAACACCTACACGCTCTCGCTTGGAGAGAAGGCAAAACTACGCCCTGTAGTTCGTGATTTAACCCAAGAGCAAGTGCCTAATCATATTGATGGCTTTGACATCTCTTGTCTTATTGGCAAGGCAGGTGTCGTGGACATCATTCACAAGGAAGGCAGAGATGGTAAGATTCGTTCTTACATTCAAAGCGTATCCAAAGTGATGAAGGGCACGACTGTCCCTGCTCTACACAACGAGCCGCTTGTCTTTGACTTGGGCAAGTTTGACTCGGATACCTTTGCCAAGTTGCCTGAATACTATCAGGGATTGGTCAAACAATCCAAAGAGTATCAGGATATGTTTCCCTCGTCTGATATCCCATTTTAAGGAGATTAGATGATTATCATAGGAGACTACTCCAAAGCCTTTGAGGTGTGTTGGTCGCACTATGCCCAAACCTTGAAGCAACTGAGGAAGTTTGCTATGGACTACGGCGTGAGGGTAGATGAGGTTTATCTGCCCTCTTCCGCAGGTTCAAAGCAAATGGCTTGGGACAAGTGGAAGATTTGCCTAAAGCAGATACGATTCACTGATGGTGTAGTGAATGAGGAACTCTTAATGTTAGCCGTTGAAGGCTACTGCAATCAGCGACTTGAAGAGTGCCACAAATTGAAGAAGATTCGTATGCCAATGATGGCAGTCTTTCTCAATCCCACACCACGAAACGATAGACAACCTGAAATCCTAGATTTCATTTTAATTGCTAAAGATAGCAAAGATATGGAGAAAGAGAATGTTGAAACACATAACGAGAGAAACGGCTCAGGTATCAAACCTTAAAGAGTATTTTTCCCAAAAGGGAGATAAGGTTATAGTAATTGACGAGGAAAAATCCATAAGGCGGCACAAACCAACTGTTTGTCCTGTCTGTAGGAGTGTTTTCTTCACCTACGGAGACGCACACACACAGTACGAAGTCCCCGAAGTTCAGGTGGAGAACGCCCCTGATCGCTCAGGGATTATCCCACCACGAATGACTTGTGGAAGTTCTGACTGCTATGACGCAGAGTGGAACTACGCCTTTAGGTCTAGCCCTTGGTATCAATCAAGGAAAGAGAGTCTGCGAGAGAATGATGTGACCAAAACCAATCGTGCTCTTTCAGAACAGAGAAGGGAGTTGTTCGGTGAGAGATAGCACCCGATTTAACGAACTGCAAAGACTTCTGAGAGACATCGAAGAAGAGCAACAGATCATGGCTGATATGAGGAGTCAAGTCTCTAAAGTCGCCGTTGATTTGGGTATGGCAAAAAATCACAGCGAGAATTGGCCCAGCGTTGTGGCTTACCTCAAGGGTTGGGTCAAAGGATACGAGAAAGGATTGGATTTCTAATGGCTCTTTTCGCAGGATCACTCAGTTGTAAGCCCGTTCCCAAGGGCAGACCTCGTGTCGGAAAATGGGGTGGCGTGTTCACGCCAAAGGAAACTAGAAACTTTGAGAAACTTGTAAGCGATTGGGTCAAGGCCATTTACACAAAGAAGCCTACCGAGAAAGCACTCAAGGTTAATATTTCCTTTTATTTTAAGCGTGCTAAGTCAAATAGTAAAAAGTTCCACACACAAAAACCAGACCTTGACAATGTAGCCAAGGCTATACTTGACTCCATAGAAGGCATAATTTTTGTAAACGATTCTCAGATCATCGAACTGAATCTTGACAAATACTTTGCTGATTACGTAAACGAAGGATTCACAATTTCGATTTGGGAACAAGAACATGAAGATGAACCTACAACAACTAAAACAAAAAAAAGAGGAGTTAAAAAATGAAATTCTCAAAATCAAATGGGGGAGACAAATCACCCAAAAAGACTTGGACAGACTTCCTGTCCTTCAGCAAGATCACTTCTTGGTTAAAGAAACCATTAAGCACATTGAAAACATTTCCGAGTACGATATTGAACTTTTATCGCAAAACTAGTATCACTGCCATTTGTCTGCTCTTGGGCATTGGTTTCTTGTTCGGTGCCTTTTGGCACGGAAAGGACTACGGAAAAGCAGAAGAACTAGAAGAGCAGGCCTCGGTTGTATATGTTGAGGCTAATGACCTTAAGGACAAGGCTGATAGACAAGCCTATACCACACGAGACCTGGAAAAGAAGAACAAGATAAAAGACCAAGAGATTGAGTATCTCAAGGCTCAGGTCGTATCCGTTGAGAACCTTCTTGAACTAACCAAGACTCAGAACGAGGCCCTAGAACTTCGTGACCAAACCATCAGGTCTCTAAAGATTGAAAACAATCATCTTAGGGCTTCGCTAACCAAGATGGAAGAGGCTTATTTAGTGCAGAAAGATGCGTCTGAGGCCTACAAACAGGCTATAAGGAAAGAAAAGATCATTTCATTCGGTTGGGGGAGTGCCGTTGGTGCCGCCCTCGCTTTTGTTATACTTAAATAAGGAGGAAATACAATGCCAAAACACATGAGTAAAGAAGATAAAGCCCAAGATATGGCTTTAATAAAAGGAAAGTCCGCTAAGGTCAAATCGGCCTATATGAAGATGGACAAGAAAATGGACAAGGCCTCGATGTCTCGCAAAGCAGATATCAAAAAGGACAAAGCCATTTTGAAAAAAGTTGAAAGCAAGTTTGGTAAAAAGAAAGGTAAGTAATGATTAAACCATATATGAAATACGAACCCTCGGCCCCTACCGATACAAATACGGAAGGGTCGAATCTTTCCCTGCCAATGGTCAACAAAGACTTAATTGCAGGAAACAAAAACCTTGAAGTGAAAATTGATGATCCGTTTGGTTGCAAATCAACCCACGCAGACGGCAAAAAAGAATTCACCAAGTAAAATAATCCCGCTTAGTCATTGATTGGGCGGGTTATTTATTGTATAGTGGGAATTATCCCAAAGGAGATGAAATGCCAAAAGGCTTCTATTTGAAGTGGTCTACCGTACCTGAATGGAAAAAACAGGTCATTGATGTGATTGAAGAAGTCGCACAAGAAAATCCTACATTCATGTTGAGCGATGTGTATCGCATCTGTAATGAAAGATTTATACACCTTCCCGATGGAAAGAAAAGCGTTGCCATCGCCTTCAAACTTATGGTTGATCAAGAATTTGATTATGCTAAAGTTTTGAAGAGAACCATTATTAACAACCAACACGAATGTATTTGCCAATCATTTTTATGCAGTCCACGAAGGAGACAAAATGAGATCAGTTAAGGATGTAAGTAAAAAGCAAAGAAGAGCAGACCGAAGAAAGTTGTTACTCAGTAGCGACAGAATGTCGGATAAGGACATTATCCATCTGCTCAATTCCGAGATCAAAGCCCTCAAGGGTGAGATCAGAAACTCAGTAGCCGATGAAATGAGTGCGGCTCAAATCAAAAGCAGAATTTTTGAGATTGCCGATGGAGAGATCGACCCACCTAAGTGGTTGCTATCGCCAAAGAAAACATCAGGCAAGACGCTAGGTATTCCCACCATCTTTGCGAGCGATTGGCACTATGGTGAGAAGGTGTTCCCTGCACAGATTGAATACTGCAATGACTACAACCTAGAGATTGCGGACAGACGCATACAAAACCTAGTTAATAACTCTATTGATATTCTCTTTAACCACCTGTCTAATCCCCACTACGAAGGACTTGTATTCCCCTTGGGTGGTGATATGTTCTCAGGCGACATTCACGAAGAGTTGGCTAAGACCAATGAACTCCCTATGTTCCCAACTCTGCTAAGACTTACGGGGAGACTTGTGTGGGCGATCAACGTCTACGCTGATAAATTTGGTAAAGTCTTCGTGCCTGTTGTTGCGGGTAATCACGGCAGAACCACACGCAAACCTACGCATAAGAACCGAGCCTTTGATAACTTTGATTGGCTCTTGGGTTGTATGTTGGCTAGAGAGTTTGCCAATGACAAACGAGTTACTGTTTTGGTATCAGACGGAACCGATGTGAACTACTCCATCTATGGGCACAAGTATCTGCTCACTCATGGAGATCAGTTCTCAGGGGGAGACTCCATCATTGGTGCGATTGGCCCCGTAACAAGAGGTGATTCTAAGAAACGCAACCGAGAGTCTCAGATTGGTCGCCCTTACGACACACTCATCTGTGGTCACTTCCATCAGTTAGTGATTATGAAGAAGATCATTATCAATGGAAGCCTTAAGGGCTACGATGAATATGCCTACGCTCATAACTTCCCCTTTGAGCAACCGCAACAAGCGATGTGGCTCACGCACCCCGAACACGGCATTACCTTTAATATGCCCATCTTTACGGAAAGAACGAAGAAGGACGGCAAACACAAGCCACTAGAGTTTTAGTGTCAACCAAAGTCATAGCATTGGTTTTGAAATGATATAATTTCTATAGGAGAAAATATGAAAGATCCAAAACGAAGAGTCACACAAAAAGACATAGATAAAGTGCACAAAGAGAATAAATTAGACAAAAAACTTGGCACAGACAGAGGTTATCGAGAGAAGCCCCAACTCTACAAGACCAAACCCTCTCCAACTCCCAAATCAGGTGGGCCATTTTCAAAAATGGAACCACTTATAAAAAAATCAAAAGAAATTGTAAGATCAAAAGCACCAGAAGTATTAAAAAAAACAGGGGAATTAGGTAAAATAACAAAAAGAGTTGCTTCTTCTCCAGCGATGAGCACAGTAAAAAGAGTTGCTTCTTCTCCATTCGGAAAAGCGGCCATAGGTGCAGCAAGGATGAGTCCATTAGGTAGAGCGGCAACGGTTGCTGCTGGAATTGGGGCAGTTGCCTATGAAGCAAAAAAAGCCTACGATGCCTACGATAGAAACAAAAAAATTATTGAGTCTGCTAAAAGCAAGAAAGCCGAGTCTGAAC